ACGACGAGAAGAAGGCCAAGCGCAACCACTTCGTACACTACTCGTACGTCCCCGGTTTCGGCTTCTACGCCTTCGGCCTCATCCACCTGATCGGCGCTTTCGCCAAGTCGGGCACCAGCCTCATCCGTCAGTTGGTCGATGCGGGCACGCTGTCGAACCTGCCGGGCGGCTTCAAGACCAAGGGTCTTCGGGTCAAGGGCGACGACACCCCCATCGCTCCGGCTGAATGGCGTGACGTCGATGTGGCGTCGGGCACGATGCGCGACAACATCATGCCGCTCCCGTACAAGGAGCCGAGCCAAGTCCTCTACTCGCTGCTCAACACCATCGTCGAGGAAGGGCGTCGCTTCGCCTCGGCTGCGGATATGAAGATCAGCGATATGTCGGCGCAGGCCCCGGTGGGCACCACGCTGGCAATCCTTGAGCGCACGCTCAAGGTGATGTCGGCTGTGCAGGCCCGCGTCCACTACGCGATGCGGCAGGAGTTCAAGCTCCTGAAGGCCATCATCCGCGACTACACCCCGGACGAGTACACCTACGAGCCGGAAGAAGGCTCGCCCAAGGCCAAGAAGTCCGACTACGACAGCGTGGACGTCATCCCGGTGTCGGACCCCAACGCGGCAACCATGTCGCAGAAGATCGTGCAGTACCAAGCCGTGATGCAGTTGGCGCAGGGTGCGCCGCAGCTTTACGACCTACCGTACCTGCACCGCCAGATGCTCGAAGTGTTGGGCATCAAGAACGCCGCCAAGCTCGTCCCGATGAAGGACGACGACAGCATGAAGCCGCGTGATCCGGTGTCGGAGAACATGGACATCATCAACGGCAAGCCCGTGAAGGCGTTCATCTACCAAGACCACGAGGCCCATATCGCGGTGCACATGGCGGCGATCCAAGACCCGCAGTTGGCGGCGATGATCGGCCAGTCGCCCAACGCGCAGGCGATGCAGGCGGCTATGGCCGCTCACATCCAAGAGCATCTGGCCTTCGCCTATCGCAAGCAGATCGAGGAGCAGGCTGGCGTCCCGCTGCCACCGCCCAACACCGACATGGACGAGCAGACCGAGCTTGCCATCTCGCGTCTCGCTGCCGCCGCAGCCCAGCAGCTTCTTCAGAAGAAGAAAGCCGAGGCACAGGCCCAGCAGAACCAGCAGATGGCCCAAGACCCCATCGTGCAGATGCAGATGCAGGAACTCGAACTCAAGAAGCAGGAACTGCAGATCAAGGCGCAGAAGCTCGCCATCGACGCTGCCGCCAAGAACGACCAGATCGAGATCGAGCAGGCCCGCATCGCCGCTCAGAAGGAAATTGCTGGCCTCAACGCTGGCGTCAAAATTGCGACGGACAAGGCCAACCTGTCCGCCAAACAGCAAGAGGCTGGGCTTCGGCTCGGCGTCGAAATCGCCCGTGACCAACTTGACCGGGCGCAACCGGAGACCCCTGTTTCCCCAACCCAGCCACCTAAGGAAGAGTGATGGCCGATGATCTACTGAAATACCTATCGGGTAAACTCCAAGAAGAACTCAAGCTGATCGAGGGTGACCTCGCCTTGGGTACAGCCAAGGACCACGGCGAATATAAGTTCGCGTGTGGCCGATACCGTGGGCTTCTGATGGCGAACAACATCATCATAGAGACCGCGCAACGCATGGAAAGAGACGATGACTGACATCATTGGTGCGGCCAAACCCGCCCTCGTCGGACTGAACGGCAAAGTCCTCAAGTCCGAACCCGCAGAACCCGAAGTCCCCATTGAAGAGCGCGCCAAGATGCTCCCTGACCCGTCGGGCTACCGCATCCTATGCGGAGTACCAGACGTCGAGGAGAAGACCGAAGGCGGCGTCTACAAGGCCGACATGACCAAGCAGTTCGAAGAACTGACGACCCCGGTCCTTTTCGTCATCAAGATTGGCCCCGATGCCTACAAGGATGAGAAGCGGTTCCCGAGCGGTCCTTGGTGCAAAGAAGGCGACTTTATCCTCACGCGCCCCCATGCCGGGAGCCGGGTGAAGATACATGGACGCGAGTTCCGCATCATCAATGACGATAGTGTCGAAGCGGTGGTCGAAGACCCCCGTGGCATTTCCAGAGCGTAAGGGAGGTAGATATGGCTACGAAGCCGAATGACGACGACTTCGATTTCGAGATCGAAGGTGATGAAGTTGGCACCAAGCCCGAGATCGAGGTCGAGGACGATACCCCGGAGGAAGACCGGGGCCGTGAACCGATGCCCGCCGAATTGGTGGCCGAACTCGAAGCTGACGAACTCGAAGAGTATTCCGAGAAGGTCAAGGTTCGCCTCAAGCAGATGAAGAAGGTCTGGCACGACGAACGCCGTGAAAAAGAGCGGTTGATGCGTGAACAGAACGAGGCTTTGGCTGCTGCCCAGCGGTACCGTCAGGAGGCCGAACAGCTTCGGCGCACGCTGTCGCAGGGTGAGCAGGAGCTTGTCGGCACCTACAAGCAGAACGCCGAGATGGAACTGGCCGAAGCGCGCCGGGCCTATCGCGATGCCTACGAAGCGGGTGATACCGACAAGGTGCTTGAGGCGCAGGAGAAGCTGTCGGCAGCGCAATATAAGCTGCAGCAGGTTGCTGCGTATCGTCCTACTTTACAAGGTGCAACGACTGAGGTACAAACTCCTCAACAGCCTGTGGCTATTCCGCAGCCGGACGCCAAGACGCAAGCGTGGCAAGAGCGCAATACGTGGTGGGGAACGGACCCGGAGATGACGGCCTCGGCTCTCGGGCTTCACCAGAAGCTCGAACGCGAACGTGGCCCGCAGTTTGTGGGTACCGACGAATACTGGAGCGCCATCGACACAACGATGCGCCGTCGCTTCCCGGAATATTTCGGGGAAGAGAAAGCGTCCACCGGCAAGTCTTCTCGCGCCGAGACTAAGCCTGCTAACGTAGTCGCACCCGCTTCTCGCAGTACATCCGCCAAGAAGATCGTACTCAAGCAGTCCCAGATCGCCATTGCGAAAAAGCTGGGTCTGACCCCCGAGCAGTATGCTCGTGAACTCATGAAGATGGAGCGTTAACAATGGCAGAAACTCGCCTCGCACGTGAACTTGACACCCGCGTAGAAGCGGAGCGCCCGAAGGTTTGGCAACCAGCGTCAACGCTGCCCGAACCCGACAAGCAGCCCGGCTACTCGTATCGGTGGGTTCGTGTCACCACGCTGGGTCAGTCCGACCCGCGCAACGTCTCGGCCAAACTCCGGGAAGGTTGGGAGCCGGTCCGTATCGAAGAGCAGCCGCAGTTTCGGATGCTGGTCGATCCCGACAGCCGGTTCAAGGACAACATCGAAGTCGCAGGACTGTTGCTCTGCAAAATCCCTACGGAAATGATGATCCAGCGGAAGGACTACTTCTCGCAGAAAAATCAGGCCCAGATGGAGAGCGTGGACAACAACTTCATGCGAGAAAACGATGCTCGGATGCCTCTCTTCCGCGAGAAGAAGTCTTCGACATCGTTCGGCAAAGGCAGATAAGCTAGGAGCTTAGAATGGCATATCCTACTGTTTCGGCCCCCTATGGGCTTCTTCCGATCAACCTGATCGGCGGTCAGGTGTTTGCTGGTGCCACCCGCCAAATCCCGATTGTCTCGGGCTACGATACGTCGATCTTCTATGGCGACGTTGTGAAGCTCGTGGACACCGGTACTCTGGCTAAGGACACCGGTACTTCCACCGCCACCCCGGTCGGCGTTTTCCTCGGCTGCTCGTACACCGATCCGGTGTTCGGGAAGACCTTCCGTCAGTACTACCCGGCCAACACGGTCGCCACGGACATCGTGGCCTACGTGCTTGACGACCCGGATGCGCTGTTCAAGGTCGCTGTGGTCTCGTCTGGCACCACCATTGGCTTCGTCACCCGCACTGCTGTGGGTAACAACGCCGCTCTGGTCCAGAACGCTGGCAACACCATCACTGGTAACTCGCGGGTCGCTGTCGATGACAACACCGCGACGACCAACACCCTGCCGGTCCGCGTCATCGACGTCGTGCCGGAAACCGCACAGGCGGGCAACCCCGGCAACTACACCGAGGTGATCGTCAAGTGGAACCAGGGCATGCACCAGTATCTCAACCCGACTGGCGTCTAAGGAGACTGAACAATGGCAATTTCACGCGCACAGCTTCTGAAGGAGCTTCTGCCCGGCCTCAACGCCCTGTTCGGCCTTGAGTACGCCCGTTACGGTGAAGAGCATAAGGAGATTTTCGAAACCGAAAGCTCCGAGCGTTCGTTCGAAGAAGAAACCAAGCTGTCGGGCTTCTCGGCTGCTCCGGTTAAGAACGAAGGCAGTGCCATCGCGTACGACAACGCACAGGAAGTCTTCACGGCTCGCTACAACCATGAGACGATTGCCCTCGGGTTCTCGCTCACGGAAGAAGCCATCGAAGACAACCTGTACGACAGCCTGTCGTCGCGGTACACCAAGGCCCTCGCCCGTGCGATGGCTTACACCAAGCAGACCAAGGCTGCTGCGGTCCTGAACAACGGCTTCGACACCGACTACCCCGGTGGCGACGGACAGCCGCTGTTCTCGAACGCTCACCCGCTGGTCTCGGGTGGCACCAACTCGAACGTCCCCAGCACCCCGGCTGACCTGAACGAAACGTCGCTTGAAGCGGCTGTCATTCAGATCGCTGGCTGGACCGACGAACGTGGCCTGCTGATCGCAGCCAAGCCGCGCAAGCTGGTGGTCCCGCCGAGCCTGATGTTCGTTGCTACTCGTCTGCTCGAAACCGAACTGCGCGTTTCGACTGCCGACAACGACATCAACGCTCTGAAGTCGAACGGCTCGATCCCGGAAGGCTACACCGTCAACCACTTCCTGACCGACACGGATGCGTGGTTCCTGACCACCGATGTGCCGAACGGTCTGAAGCACTTCGTTCGTACGCCGATGGCTACGTCGATGGACGGTGACTTCGACACCGGGAACGTCCGCTACAAGGCTCGCGAGCGTTACTCGTTCGGCTGGTCTGACCCGCTGGGCATGTACGGTTCCGAAGGCGCTGCCTAAGGAAACAGGGGGGAGGGAAGGAGGTAAAACTCCTTCCCTTCTTTCTTTGTGCGTGGTACACGTACGCAACTAGGATTAACCACTCGTACCGACCGACCTAGCGGACTTAGTAGAGACGGTACGAGGATGTGCTACTACACAGGAGGCCAATAATGGCTCGCACTACTTTTTCGGGTCCGGTTGCTTCGGACAATGGCTTTGAAGGCACCTTCACCGGCAACGTGGTCGGCAATGTCACCGGCAACGTGACCGGCGCTGTCACTCTCCCGACCTACACCGTCGCTGGTGTCCCCTCGGCCTCGGCCAACGCTCGCACGCTGATCTACGTCTCGAACGGCGCTGCTGGCAGCCCGGTTGTGGCTTTCTCGAACGGCACGAACTGGCTCCGCTGCGATACGCTTGCTGCCATCAGCGCCACCTAATCCTGATCCATAGGAGGGCTGGCTTATGGCTATGCAAACTGACGTCAAGGTCACCAAGCCTTTGACCGCAACTGGCGTGTTCAAGACCCAGAGCGATGCAAACTGCACGTTCCGTACCCGCGTGAAGGGTATCTACGTCAAGAATGGCGCAACGGCGGGCACTGTGGTGGTGCGCGACGGGTCGTCGGGTGGCGACATCCTGTTCACGTTGAACACTTCCGCCGCTGCCGACACGGGTGATTTCTATATCCCCGTGCCCGATCAGGGTATTCTGGCAGAGAATGGTCTGTACGGCACGCTCACCGACGTCGCCGCGATCACCATCTTCTACGGTTAAGGAGGTCGAGATGGCAAAAATCGACAAGGTGCTTGGCTCGATCTCCCCGCTGTACGGGGCGGTTAGCGGCCAAGGGTTGTTTAGCGGGTTGCGCAATCTTAGTCCGGCTCTGTTGGCGGTTGATGCGATCAAGGGCAAGAAGGGCAAAAAGCCCGGTATGGTTGCCGAAGCTGCGGAAGTCGAAACTGGCGCTGGTATGAAGCGCGGCGGCAAGGTCAAGAAGTACGCCAAGGGCGGCTCGGCCTCGAAGCGCGCCGACGGCTGCTGCAAGAAGGGCAAGACCAAGGGGAAGATGGTCTGATGGCTAAGTCTCCTGCTTGGACCCGGAAGGAAGGTAAGAACCCCAAGGGTGGCCTCAACGCCAAAGGGCGTGCGTCGGCCAAGAAGCAGGGGATGAACCTCAAGCCACCGGCACCCAATCCGAAAACGAAGAAAGACGCTTCCCGTCGGAAGTCCTTCTGCTCGCGCATGAAGGGGATGAAGTCGAAGCTGACGTCCTCGAAAACCGCAAACGATCCGAACAGCCGGATCAACAAGTCATTGAGGGCGTGGAACTGCTAAGATGGAAATGATGGTATGGAACGTCATTTTGAGCGGTATCGTGGCGGTTATGGGCTTCCTCATTAAAGGGAAGTTCGACGAGTTGGATCGGATCACGATCCTGCTCAATCGGACCCGTGAGGAGATCGCACGGGACCATGTTACTCGGGCCGAGATGAATATCACGGTCGATAAACTGGGGGAGCGGTTCGACAGCGCCTTCAAGCGCCTTGAGGACAAGCTCGACGAGTTCAGAAAGGGCTGATGAGATGAAGAACAAAAAGTTTGGTTCCGGTGGCCCCACGGCCAAGCCCAAGGCGAGCGATCCGCGCATGCGTGAACCGATCACTGGGGGTCCCGACACCGTGCCGCTGACCCCGGAGCGCAAGAAGTTCCTCGAAGAGATGCGGCGTCGTAACGCCGAAGCGGCCAAGGACGCCAGCAAGGCGGCGAAGAAGGCCACCCCCTACGCCAAAGGAGGCAAGACGATGAAGAAGGCAACCAAGGCCGGTAAGGCCATGATGAACAAGTCGGCTGACGCCAAGGGCCGTGCGATGCCGAAGTACGCCAAGGGCGGCTCGGCTTCGGCTCGTGCTGACGGCATCGCCAAGAAGGGTAAGACCAAGGGCAAGATGCTCGCTGGCGGCGGGAAGTGCATGTAATGCGCGCTTCGCGGGGTATGGGCGACATCCGGGCGTCGAAGATGCCGGGGAAGAAGATCATCCGTCGGAAGGACAACCCCGACGATGTGGCCATGTACGCCAAAGGCGGTAAGCTGGACATCAAGAAGGCCATTAAGAAGCCCGGTGCCCTGCGCGCCGCGCTCGGCGTCAAGAAGGGGCAGAAAATCCCCGCCAAGACGCTCGCCACGGCGGCAAAGGCTCCCGGCAAACTGGGCCAACGTGCCCGGTTTGCGCAGGTCTTGAAGGGCTTCAAGAAGGGGAAGTAAGGTGGCGCGGACAGACGAGGGCAAGTGGAAGCGCATTGTCGCCGCCGTGAAGGCCAGCGACAAAGGCGGCAAGCCCGGCCAGTGGTCTGCCCGCAAAGCCCAGCTTGCGACCCAACGGTACAAGAAGTCCGGGGGCGGATACTCCGGCCCCAAGACCAAGGCCCAGCAATCGCTGTCCAAGTGGACGAAGGAAGAGTGGGGTACCAAGTCCGGTAAACCCTCAACCCAAGGCCCCAAGGCGACCGGGGAGCGATACCTCCCGAAGAAAGCGCGACAGGCACTGACTTCTTCCGAATACGCTGCTACAACGAAGGCCAAGCGAGAAGGCATGGCTAAGGGCAAGCAGTTCGTGAAGCAGCCCAAGACCATCGCCAAAAAGACGGCGAGATACAGATGACCACGAGCGGCACCACTACCTTCAACATGAACCTCAACGAGCTTGTTGAGGAAGCGTTCGAGCGTTGCGGTGCCGAGCTTCGTACTGGCTACGACTTGCGCACTGCCCGGCGCAGCCTCAACCTCCTGACGATTGAGTGGGCTAACCGGGGCATCAACCTATGGACTATCGAACAGGGGAGTATCCCGTTGGTGCAGGGACAGATCACCTACGATCTACCTGCGGATACCATTGACCTGATCGACCACGTGATCCGCACCCAGACCGGGCAGGCGCAAACCGACATCAACATCAGCCGGATCAGTGTCGATACCTACTCGACGATCCCGAACAAGAATGCGCAGGGTCGCCCGATCCAAGTCTGGATCAACCGGCAGTCGGGTGCGAATTACCCGGTGACCGGCGTGCGGGAGCCGCAGATCAACGTCTGGCCCGCGCCGGAACAGAGCAACTACTACACCTTCGTCTACTGGCGGCTCCGACGCATCCAAGACGCTGGCAACGGCGTCACGACGCAGGACATTCCATTCCGCTTCCTTCCGTGCATGGTGGCTGGTCTGGCCTATCACCTGTCCAAGAAGGTGCCGGGCGGGCTGGAGCGCACCATGATGCTCAAGAGCGAATACGAAGAACTCTGGCAGCAGGCTGCAGACGAGGACCGTGAAAAGGCCCCGCTCCGCATCGCCCCGCGTCAGATGTTCTACTAGGAGGTGCGATGCCTAATCGGTTCGCCTCTGGCAAATGGGCGATCTCGCAGTGCGACCGCTGCGGGTTCCGTTACAAGCTCAAGCAGCTTCGGCGTCTCGTCATCAAGACGAAGAACGTCAACATCCTCGTGTGCCCAACCTGCTGGGAACCGGATCAACCACAGCTTCAGCTTGGCATGTATCCGGTCGATGACCCGCAGGCGCTGCGCAACCCGCGTCCCGACACGACCTACTTCCAGTCTGGCTTGATGGCCGATGGGTCTGTCGGTGAAGGTAGCCGGATCATTCAGTGGGGTTGGAACCCCGTAGGACTAAACGATCCTTTGGGTTTATCTGGACTTCCAAATACGCTACTAGGAGTTGGTGAAGTAGGCACGGTGACTGTGCAGACGGAGGAATGACGATGGATAAGAAGGACCTCAAGCAAGACAAGAAAATGGTGGCCGCTGCGGTGCACAAGCACGAGCGCGCCAAGCATAAGGGTCAGCCGCTGACCAAGATGGCCAAGGGCGGCAAGACCAATGCCCAGATGAAGGCGATGGGCCGTAATCTGGCGAAGGTCGCCAACCAGAAGAAGTCGGTGCGCGCTGTGCCGAAGAAGGGCATCTGACATGGACTACAAGCCCAAGATCGTGCCGATTGTGCCGAACAACAACGGCTATCCGAACAAGGTTGCCAACACCCAGACCGTGAAAACTCGCGGAACCGGCGCGGCTACCAAGGGGACGAATAGCAGCAAGAAGCTGGGGTAACCCGTGAACTACGCGCAACTGTTCGAGACCATCAAGGGGTACGTCGAAAACGACTTCCCCAACACCTCGTGGACCGGCTCTGACGGCTCCAGCACGGTGACGTTGACGTCCACCGAGCAGATCAACGCGTTCATCAAGGAGGCCGAGCAGCGCATCTTCAACTCGGTCCAGCTTTTGGACCTGCGGAAGAATGTGACCGGTAACGTCACAGCAGGGAATAAGTACCTCTCGGTGCCTTCGGACTGGCTCGCCAACTTCTCGCTGGCCGTGATCGACGGAGACGGGAACTACGAGTTCCTGCTCAACAAGGACGTCAGCTTCATCCGGCAGTCGTTTCCGAACCCAAGCGACACGGGCCTACCGTACTGCTACGCCTATTTCGACGAGAACTCGTACATCCTTGGTCCGACCCCGGATGCGAACTACCAAGTCGAACTCCACTATTTCTACTACCCGCCGTCCATCGTCGAGGCGGGCACTTCGTGGCTGGGTGACAACTTTGACAGTGCGCTCCTCTACGGGGCGCTGCTGGAAGCCTACACCTTCATGAAGGGCGAAGCCGATGTCATGGCTGGCTACCAGAAGCGGTATGACGAGGCGATGGCCATGCTCAAGCAGCTTGGCGAGGGCAAGAACCGTCAGGATATGTATCGCAGCGGGCAGGCCCGCTACCCGGTGAGGTAAGCCATGTTCGATGCTGTAGGGGCTATTGGGGCCGTCGATGTCCAAACCACCACGGGGCGTGGCTTCACTCCCGAGGAGATCGCGGAGCGCGCCCTCGACAAGATCATCTACGTGGGCAGCACCGCCCATCCGGCTATCCGGGAGCAGGCGGAAGCCTTTCGGTCGTCGATCCGAGCGGTACTGATCCATTACCTACACGAAGCGGTGCGTTCCGACCGTGTGTCCATATCCAACAAACTGCGGGAGGCCGGGTTTCCGGAGATGATCCCGATCCTCGACCTGTAAGGAGGCCCCGATGGCAATTACCCAAGCTATGTGCACCAGCTTCAAGGGGGAAATCCTCCTTAGCGTGCACGACTTCCGCGCCACTTCCGGCGATACTTTCAAGCTGGCGCTCTACACCTCGTCGGCTAACCTTGACGCCACCACGACCGCCTACACGGCGACGGGGGAGGTTTCGTCGTCGGGCACCAACTACACCACTGGTGGCGGCACGTTGACCAACCTCGGTGTGGTCACTTCAGGCACGACCGGTTTCACCGACTTTGCCGATCTGACCTTCGCTAACGCGACGATCACGGCTCGCGGCGCGCTGATCTATAATACCACCCCGTCGGCACTGTCGAACGGCGGTTCGGTACTGACCAACCCGGCTGTGGCGGTGCTGGACTTCGGTTCGGACAAGACCTCGACCAACGGTGATTTCACCATCATCTTCCCGACCCCGGCTGCTTCGACCGCTATCATCAGGATCGCCTAATGGCTCTTGCCTTTGCTGACCGCGTAAAGGAAACGACGACCACTACCGGAACCGGCACGATCACTCTCGCGGGTGCGTCTGCCGGGTATCAGTCGTTTGCGGCCATCGGCAACGGCAACACAACCTACTACACGATTGCGGCAGGTTCCCAGTGGGAAGTGGGCATCGGCACCTACACGGCTGCTGGTACTACGCTATCCCGTGATACCGTGCTGGCATCGAGTAGCGGCGGCGCGCTGGTCAACTTCTCGGCGGGCGTGAAGGACGTCTTCTGCGACTACCCTGCTGGTAAGGCGGTCATTCAAGACGGGGCGTCCATTGCGGCGGGTACCGCTATCCTTGGTGTGCCCAATGGGGGCACGGGCGCAGCTACGTTGACGACCAATGGTGTACTTTATGGTAACGGTACGTCAGCCCTCGCGGTCACGGCTGCGGGCACTAGCGGTCAAGTTCTTGTCGGCAACACTGGCGGTGCCCCTTCATGGGCCTCCTTGAGTGGTATCGGTGTCACTTCGTTTAGCGCGGGCACCACGGGGCTTACACCTTCAACGGGTACCACTGGCGCGATTACGCTCGCGGGCACGCTGGGCGTCGCCAACGGCGGCACAGGCGCGACAACGCTGTCCTCGGGCTATCTGGTCAAGGGCAACGGCACCTCGGCTGTATCGGCCTCTGTCATCTTCGACAACGGCACGAACGTCGGGATCGGAACCAGCAGCCCCAGCAGCCGCCTTACGGTGCAGGGCGACGAACTCATCATCCCTGCTGCCGGGTGGACTTCGGGGCAGGCTGCGCGGCTGTACCTTGGTGACACCAACAACGGCATCCAAAGCGTTAATGGCGCGTACCAGAACTACTTTGCATTCAATGGTCATAGCTGGTTGATTAGCGGCTCTGAACGGATGCGGATCGACAGTAGCGGTAACGTCGGGATCGCTACAAGTAGTCCTGCTACGCCGTTGGATGTGGGTGGGACGATCCGTACCAGCACAGGTGGCTCTGACCCCGGTACGGGGACCGCGCTTTATTTTGTCGGGTCCGGTGCTTTCCAGAGTGTCTTGGCCGGGGCTGCATTTGCGGTCCACACGGGGAACAACAATGCGCGCACCGAGCGGATGCGTGTCGATATTAGCGGCAATGTCGGGATCGGTACTTCGTCGCCCGGTGCCAAGCTCGACGTAACCACGGCCTCTGGGGCCAACATCGTCGTGTCGCGCTCCAGCGCCGCTGGCTACGCGGCCTTCCAGCGCATCGCCCCCGCAGGGCAACAGACCTACGACTTCTACACGATCAACGGCACCGAAGCTGGGCGCATCACGGTCGATGGCTCAAACTTCATGGCCTTCTCGACTGGCTCTTCTGCCACCGAACGCATGCGCATCGACAGCAGCGGCAACGTCGGGATCGGGATTAGTAGTCCGAGCTACCGTCTTGATGTCGGCACTGGCACTGCCGTTGGCACCACGGCGGGCAATTCGATTTCGGTTAGCCGTCTAAGCGGCGGAGCGGGCACGAACAACGTCGCGCTTCAGACTACACTGAACCGGATTTCGAACGGCACCGATTGGCAGACGACAGCCCTGCGCGTCCAAGCGCAAGTCGATCTCACCCCGTTTGGGTATATTGATTTCCTTAATGGCTCCTCGGCTGCGATGGCTTTCGGTCGCGCAACGAGCGAGTTCATGCGCATCGACAGCAGCGGCAACTTGGGCCTTGGGACCACCGCGCCCACCGTGCAGTTCCAAATCAACGGCACCCAGCCTCAGATACAGTGGAGCAACCCGACCACGGGCGCTACCTCTAACGATGGCACGCACCTCTACCTGTCCAGTTCAGACTTCTGGCTAGTCAACAAAGAAGCCGCCGCGATGGTGTTCGCCACCAGCAACACCGAACGCGCCCGCATCACCAGCGCGGGTGACGTCGGGATCGGCACCACCAGCCCCGGTGCGACCCTCACCGTCGTGACGAACACGACTTCCCATAATGGGATGCGCGTCACCAACAATTCGACGACGCAGTTTGCTGGTTCTGGCTTGCAGATGCTCGGCCCGAGTGCCGCCGGTTCGCAGGGTGGCGCGGGTATCTACTATTACAACACCAACGTCGGCGGCACGACTGGCGGTCTGGGCATAGCCCAGCTCAACAGTAGTGGTAACTTCCAGCGCAACCTCGCCTACTACGACTACAACAGCCAGTTCTGGGGTTTCCTCACCAACGGCTCCGAGCGGATACGCATCGACAGCAGCGGCAACGTCGGGATCGGGACCAGCAGCCCCGGCGCACGCCTCGATGTCAACGGCACTTCGACAACTGATATTTTTCACGTAACCCGTGGTACTACTTGGTTCACGGTAGGGGTCACCGACGGTTCTCGCGTCGATGTCAATGCGTTCCAGTCGGGTGTGGGCGCAAGGCATCTGGCGCTCCAGAGTGCTGGGGGTTCCGCGAGCTTTGAAGGTAACCTTGGGATCGGGACCAGCAGCCCCGGTGTCCGGCTCGATGTGGTGGGTGGCTCTATTCGGGTTGGCAACACCCATGCAATGACGTTCCGCAACGCTGCGGGTACGGGTACGGCTACCTATACCCTCCAGAGTGACGACAACTTCGTCGTCTATAACGCTGCGGGCACGCCGATCCAGAGTTTCTCGCAGGGTGCTGCGGCTTTTGCGGTCTATGGCGGCAACGCCAACAACCGCATGATCGTCGATAGCGGCAGCAATATCACTTACTGGATCGTCAACGGCTCCGAGCGCGCTCGCATCAACAGCAGCGGCGAGTTCCTCGTCGGCACCTCCTCCGGTGGCCGCACGGTCTGCATCAACGCTTCCGACAACTGGGTGCGCCAAGTTAATCCCAGCCGCTCGTGGCTGATTGGCATGGGCACCGGGTCCAACTTCAATATTTTCGACGAGACAGGCGGTGGCACCCGGCTCGGGATTGATACTAGCGGTAATTGGCTCGGTACCAACTCGATCATTCTCGGCGCGGGGTTCAACAACGACAACCGGATCGAGGTCGGTCAGGGCCGCACGGGCAACAACTTTGCCTACATCGACCTGATCGGGGACACGACCTACACCGACTACGGCCTGCGCCTGCTCCGTGGGAATGGTGGTCCGAACGCAACTTCGGAACTGAACCATCGCGGGACTGGCCCTTTCTCTATCAACGTTCAAGACGCAGGTATTCTGGCCCTTGCGACCAGCAATACCGAACGGATGCGTATCGACAGCGCCGGGAGTGTCGGGCTTGGTACAAGTTCGCCTCAATGTCGTTTCAACGTCAAAGGCGGCACCACTTGGCTCCAGAACTTCAACGGGGCGAACGCCTCCCCCACTGAGGCGGTGGACTGGCCGGTTCCGGCCCTGAACGTCACATCCTTTGGAGACTTCACGCTCCAGACCATGATGACCTTCACGTTGCCGAACGATGGCAACTACTTTACCGGCGACAACGTCTGGAACTTCCGCCTTGAGCAAACCGCTAGCTCGACCACCTCTGCGGGCGTCGCGGGCATGCGCTTTATGGGACCCGGCTACCTCCTGTTTGGCCCCGGACAGTCCGAGCGGATGCGGATCGACGCAAGCGGCCACGCCCGTTTCGGCCCTTATGCCAGCAGCTCCTCGTCCGGTAACGCGACCGGCGTCGAGATCATGAACAACGGCGGCACGGGCGACAGCAACTTGGCCGCGATGTCGTTCCACTGCCAAGGCACGTACGGCATGCACCTTGGTCTTCGCCCGGACGGATACTTCGGCGCGGGCGGGTGGTCCGCGAGTTCGTGGCGCTGGTACGTCTACATGCCCAGTGGCGACATGACCGCTGCGGGCAACGTTACTGCCTACTCGGACCCGCGTCTCAAGGAGGATGTGCAGCCTATCACGGGCGCGCTGGCTACGCTTGGCAAGCTCGACGGTGTCCGCTTCCGTTGGAAGCAGCAGGAGTTTCTGGGCCACGCCGGAGAATACGACTACGGTGTTCTGGCCGATCAGGTCCAAGCTGTATTGCCGGAAATCGTCGCGGATAGTATGCACGACGCGCCGGAAGGCGGCAAATACAAGACCGTGGCCTACGACAAGCTCGTCCCGTTGCTGATCGAAGCTGTAAAAGAACTCACCGCGCGCGTGGCGGAACTGGAAAGGAAGTAAGATGGCAGTCACCAACACTTGGTCCGTCGTGCAGATGGACGCATACCCCGAGGAAGACGGCGAGACCGATGTGGTCTTCAACGTCCATTGGACGCTGACTGGCACGGACGGCACCTACAGCGGCAGCGTCTATGGCTCGCAGGGTGTCAGCATCGACCCCGATGTCCCGTTCACCCCCTACGAGGACCTGACCGAAGAGCAGGTTATCGGCTGGGTGCAAGCTGCTATGGGCGCGGAACAGGTCGCCGCGCTTGAGGCCAACGTGGCCAAGCAGATCGAAGACCAGATCAACCCCCCTGTTGTAACCCCGCCCCTTCCGTGGGCACCAGCGCCGTAAGGAGTACCTATGATTAAGCTCGAACTCGAACTCGAAGCCGTGAACGACATTCTGAACGTCCTCGGCCAGCTTCCCACCGCTTCTGGCGCGTGGCCGCTGATGCAGCGCATCCGTGCGCAGGCCGAAGCACAGGCTGGTCCGCAGGCGCAGGCCGAGATCACGCAGGAAGACGAGGCTGCGTAATGTCCATCACTCTGGGGGCACGTTCGTTGGCGCGCTTGGAGGGGGTCCACCCGGACCTCGTCCGCGTAGTCAAGCGCGCCGCAGCTATGTCGGACCTCGACTTCACCGTCCTTGAAGGGCTGCGCACGCTGGATCGCCAGCGGCAGTTGTTTGCCCAAAAGGCGACGAAGACGATGAACTCGCGCCACCTCACCGGCCACGCTGTCGATCTGGCACCGATGCTCGGTGGGAAGGTGTCTTGGGATTGGCCGCTTTACCACCGTCTCGCGAAGACCGTGAAAGCCGCCGCCGCTGCCGAGAAAGTCCCGATCACTTGGGGTGGGGACTGGCGCACTTTCAAGGACGGCCCGCATTGGGAACTGCCTTGGAAAGAGTATCCGAGAGGAAGCTGATATGTCGAAGAACGAACTCCACGGCGTTGCCCGTACCATCCTCGCCGCTGTCGGTGGTTTTGCCGCCGCCAAGGGTTGGATCGACAGCGAGACCGCCGTGTCACTGGCCGGTGCGCTTGCCACCGTTTTCGTGGCCGTATGGTCGGTGAAGTCGAAGCGTAGCGCAGCCTAAGCTACAGGTACTAATGTAACCCTAAGCCGAGAAAGGAGGGGACAGACGTATGTTCGGTTTCTCTCCCTTCTCGGCCACTCCCTTCTCGGACATCAACGAGAGCGTCCGGGTAACCGTATTCCTTACCGGTGTCGAAGGCATCGGGCAGATCGGCACGGCAGTCATCGACGCCGATGCTGTGGTTATCGAGGACGGTGTAGAGGGGACCGGTGCGGTCGGCACCGTTATTGCTACCGCAGGTAGCGCGAACCTCGTCACTGGACTGGCTGCGACCGGCGCGGTCGGCACCGTCACCGTATTTAACGAAGCCTTTATATACCCCACCGGGGTAGAAGGCTCCGCGCTGCTTGGCACCGCTGTTGTCGAAGCCGATGCCCCCGTCAATGTGTCCGGGGTCGAGGCGACCATTGCGGTTGGTACAGTCAACGCCACGGGCGGCAGCGCCAATCTTGTCACCGGTCTGGCAGCTTCGGCTGAACTCGGGGACGTTACCACCCGCACGGTCAACTCGATCCCGGTCACGGGGGTCGCAGCTTCCGCAGACCTCGGCACGGTCGTCGTTGAGGCAGATGCCCCGGTATATGTCGATGGCGTACAAGCCAGCGCCCAGCTTGGCACTGTTGAAGTTGGGGCCAAAGCCATTGTCACCGTCACTGGTGTATCGGCAGTCTGCACCCTTGGTTCGGTCGTCGTCAGCGCAGGTGCGGGCGCAGTTGTGGCCGGTGTTGAGGCCACGGGTGATGTTACTGCTCCTAGTGTCGTAGGTAGTTCCAATGTTGTCCCGGTTGGTGTACAAGCCTCGGGGATTATTACCAGCGTACTGGTCTGGGGGGTCATCAACGACAACCAGAACCCAGACTGGGTGCCGGTAAACGACGCACAAACGGGCAACTGGGTGGGTATTTCCGATAACCAGACACCGAACTGGCAGGCGGTAAACGACACCCAACCGAGCAATTGGGTCCAAGTGGCGGATGGGAACACCGTCGTCTGGACCCAGATACCGACGTAAGGGATTGACATGGCAAGTACCTATAGCCCTCTCAAAATCCAGTTGATGACCACGGGGGAGAACGCGACCACGTGGGGTGACGTCACCAACACCAACCTTGGTACTGCGATTGAGGAGGCTATCGTCGGCTCGGCTGACGTCACCTTTGCGAGCGCCAACGTCACGCTGACACTGACCAACACCAACACTACGCAGACTGCCCGCAACCTGCGGCTTCGTCTGATCGGCACGACTGGTGGCTCGACCCGCAACCTCGTGGTCCCCAGCATCGAGAAGCCGTACATCGTCAGCAACGGTTGCGCTGATAGCGTCCTCGTCAAGACCGCTGCTGGCACCGGGATCACGGTCCCCGCCGGTAAGACGATGTGGGTCTACAGCGACGGCACGAACGTGGTGGATGCGGTTACCCACCTGTCGTCGCTGACGCTGGGCGGTGCGTTGTCCGGTACGTCTGCAGACTTCACGGGTGCCCTTAGCACTGGCGGCACGCTCACCACCGGCAACGGCGTCAGCACGGGTGATTGCGCCATCGAGATCGGTGGTAACCGGTCGGGAAGTGGCCCGGCCTACATCGACTTCCACTCCACTGCGGGGTCGGACTTCGAAGCGCGCATCATGCGCTACGCGGGCGCAAATGGCGCGATGGATATTGCCAACACCGGGACTGGTGGGTTGAACTTGGCGGTCCAAGGGAATGGCCCGCTCACACTAAACACCGCAGGTTCCGAAAGGATGCGCATCACCAGCACCGGCAACGTCGGGATTGGCACCAGCAGCCCTAGTGATCGCCTTGTGGTGGTGTCGAACGTCTACCGGTCGGCTATCTTCTCGTCTGCTGTGACTGCCACCCCCGCTTCGCTTGATGCAGGTGAAGTGTTCAACATCTCGGCCAATGCTGCGGTCAGCGGGGTAACCTTCTCCCCAAGCGACCCCCGCCTGCTCACCTTCGGTGTGTCCACGGGCAACCAAGTCTACGTGCGCGCGGGCGATCTAAGTCTGGTCTCTACCTCCAACATTGGGTTCGTGACCGGTGGCGGCACGGAGTTCATGCGCCTTACCAGTGCCGGTCGGCTCGGTATCGGTACGGTCTCCCCTTCTACGCTTCTCGATGTGAACGGTGCGGCCCGCGCCAACTCGCTGACGCTGACGACCGATCTGGCCGTTGCCGATGGTGGTACTGGTGCCTCGACCGCTGCGGATGCGCGCACCAACCTCGACGTTCCTTCGACTGGTGGTTCGGGTGCCTCGGGCACGTGGGGGATCAATATCTCCGGCAACGCCGCGACGGTGACCAACGGGGTCTACACCACTGGTAGCCAGACCATCTCGGGGCAGAAGCTGTTCAGCAGCCTGCTGCTTCTCGGTGACGGGGGCTTCGCCTTCAACAGCGATGGTGCGCAGGATACCGGGATTAGCTGGGCCTCGGATGGCGTGATGAACGTCCGGTCGAACGGTGTGACTATCGGCCAGTTCAACGGCAACGGCTTCACCGGCAACGCCGCCAACGTCTATGGTACTGTGGCTGTCGCCAACGGCGGCACGGGGGCTACGACTGCTGCTGGGGCGCGGACCAACCTTGGTCTCGGATCGCTCGCCACCCTCAACTCGATCAACAACTCCAACTGGTCGGGCACCGTCCTTGCGGTTACCAATGGCGGCACGGGCGCAGGCGATGCCGGATCGGCCCGGACCAACCTCGGTCTCGGCTCGCTGGCCACCCTGTCGTCGATCAACAACTCGAATTGGTCGGGCACGGCGCTGTCCATCGGTAACGGCGGCACTGGTGCGTCGGATGCTGCCACTGCCCGTTCCAACCTGTCGGTGCCCTCGACCACTGGTTCGGGCGCTTCGGGCACGTGGGGGATCAACATTTCGGGGAGCGCCGCGTCGGCCTCCACCGCATCGAATGCCAGCGCCCTCAATGGGCAGGCAGCGTCCTTCTACACCGACATCCCGGCGCGGCTCGGGTATACCCCGGTTCAGCAGGGTGGTGGTGTCGGTCAGGGTTCCAACAAAATCTACATCGGATGGACCGGTTCGCAGATCGGCATTCAGGTGGACAGCACCAACTTCGGTGGGTCGTGGCCGATCAACGTCACTGGCAGCGCCGGGTCGGTTGCATGGACTAGTGTGTCGGGTCGTCCGACTGCGGTGTCGGCCTTTACCAACGACGCGGGCTACATCACCTCGGCTGCGCTGTCGGGGTACGCCCAGCTTTCGGGTGCGATATTCACTGGTGACATCACGACCTATCGTACCGCTGCTCCGACCACCGGGGTTCTCTTCCTCGGTAACGCCGGGAACCGCTACCTCTTCTACAATGGTACCAACTACGAGATGCCGGGCGCGAGCCTGACCATTAACGGCAGCACTGCGGTCACCAACAACGGTGGTACCTACGGGATCAACATTAGCGGAAACGCTGCGACTGCCACCTCGGCCACGAGTGCCACCTCGGCTACCTCGGCTACCTCGGCCACCAACGCTACGAACGCGGCGAACCTCGTTGCGGCCAACTTCTCGGTTGTGCAGTCTGGCACCAACCTGCTGTTCCAGTACAACGGTACCACCATCGCCGTGCTGGATAGCTCGGGCAACTTCACGGCCAAGGCCAATGTCACTGCGTACGGGAGTATCTAATGCCTCTACCCTCTAGCGGCCCGCTCTCGCTGAATGACATCCAGACGGAGTTTGGTGGGTCTAACCCGATCTGCCTTTCGGAGTACTACGCTGGTGGGGCGAACGTGCCCGCTGGTACCACGGGTACCTACGGGGCTGTACCGTCGAGTGGCGCGATCAGCATCCGTAATTTCTACGGTACCACGAAGGTCATCATCTCGATCACAGGTCAGAATATCGGCTACTCTTCGGGGGGCCTTACCTCCGCTACTGCGGGGTACCAACTAACAAACGGGGGTTTGGTCCGCCAGAACGAACAGAACAACTATTCCACCCTTGAACAATGGTGCACCCCTACATCCCAAGCGACCAATTACGAGGTGTACGCTACCTTGGTGTACGGCACGGTTTACGGCGACCCTACCGGCGCGTGGTTGTTGCTCACAAACACACGGGAGTGGCTCGTTACGGCCTCAACCGGAGGCTATGAACAGGCTCAGATCACAGTCCAAATCCGGCGTACCGGTACGACCACACCCGTCTATGGTCCTGTTACCATCACCATCACAGCGGATGCGATCCTCTAATGGCGTTCATCAAGCTCCAGTTCAAACCCGGCGTCAACCGCGACCAGACCGACTACTCGAACGAGGGCGGCTGGTACGAGTGCGACAAGATCAGGTTTCGCTCGGGCTACCCCGAGAAGGTCGGGGGGTGGAACAAGCTCACGCCGAATACCTTCATCGGCGTGTGCCGCCAGATGTGGAACTGGATCACTTCCTACAGCGACAACTTCCTCGCGCTGGGCACCAACGAGAAGGCGTACATCGAGGCGGGTGGTTACTTCTACGACATCACCCCACTGCGCACGGTGGACCCCACCCTGTCGTCGCCGGGTACGGATAACGCAGTCGCCACGACCAATGGTAGCGCGGTAGTCACGTTCAACCTGACGGTTCCGCACCTGCTCACCGACGGCGACTATGTGCAAATCTCCGGTGTGGTGGGTCCGATTGCTGGTATTCCCGCCAGCCAGATCAACGCCAACCATCGTGTTACTGTAGTAGACACAGATAGCTTCACCATCACGGTGACGACCGCTGCCAACGCAACCCTGTCCGGGCAAGGCGGCACCGCCATCGACATCGCCTGCGAAGTCTCTCCCGGCAACCCGATCACCGTGCAGGGTTACGGTTGGGGCACCGGTCCGTGGGGGCGCGGCGCATGGGGTCTGGGTTCGACCACCCCTATCAACCTGCCGCAGCGTGACTGGTGGTTCGACAACTTCGACAACGACCTCGTGATGAACATCCGCAACGGGGAAGGCTACTGGTGGGCACGCGGCACCACCAACGACCCGACCAGCGCGTTGAACACCAAGGCCGTGCGGCTCGTTGACTACGCTATTGCCGAAGGCTTCACCGGGTCGTCTGTGCCGGTGCAGATCATGCAGTTGCTGGTGTCGCAGCAGGACCGCCACCTGATCGCCTTTGGCGCGGTCCCGTTTGGCTCGACCAACCCCGACGACTTTGACCCCATGCTGATCCGCTGGGCCGACCAAGACACGCCGGGCGACTGGACCCCGACCACGACCAATACCGCTGGTGACCTCCGCGTTTCACGTGGATCACGGATCGTGCGCGCTATGCCGACCCGGCAGGAAGTCCTCGTCTGGACCGACACCAACCTCTACACCCTACAGTTCCTCGGCACGACCGACGTCTTTGCCTTGCAGGAGTACGCCGACAACATCTCGGTCATGTCACCCCGTGCGATGGCCTCGGCAGCGAACATCACCTACTGGATGGGGCAGGACAAGTTCTACGCCTACACGGGCCGCGTCGAGACGCTGCCATGCACCCTGCGCGACCACGTGTTCAAGAACCTCAACCTCGATCAGTCGGATCAGGTAATCTGCGGGACCAACGAGCAGTGGAACGAGGTGTGGTGGTTCTACCCGACTGCCAACAGCGACTACAACAACGCCTATGTGGTCTATAACCACCTTGAGCGTATCTGGTATTACGGCTCCATCGACCGGACGGCGTGGCTCGACACTCCCCTACGCTATTACCCACAAGCGACCAACTCCTCAGTGGTAGTGACGGACGGTGTCCCCAGCGTTGGGGCGGGCTACCTTTACCAGCACGAGGATGGCATCGACGCCGATGGCGAGCCGATGGATAGCTACATCCAGTCGTCGGACTTCGACCTTGAGGATGGCGACCAGTTCATGCTGACGCGCCGCCTGCTGCCGGATGTCGGCTTCGCGGGTTCGACCGCAGCTTCGCCGGAAGTGACGTTCCAGATGCGCCCGCGTAACTTCCCCGGTAGCCGCTTCTCTTCGGACCCGGCGGACACGCAGCGCGTCATCGAGACGTCAGTCGGCCAGTTCACCGAGCAGGTCTTCATCCGCGCCCGTGCCCGTCAGATGGCGATCAAGATCAGGTCGCAGAACCTCGGGGTGCAGTGGCAGCTTGGTGCGCCGCGCCTTGATGCGCGCCCGGACGGGAGGCGCTAATGGCACTTACCAAGTTCCGCGCTTCGCCACTACCCAACGCCCCGGCGCAGTACGATCCACAGCACATCCGGCAGATGATCCGGGTGATCGAGACGTACTTCTCGCAGTTGGACAGCAACACACCCAACTATGCCCAGAGCTACACGGCGGACTTCTTCTACGGGGATGGCACCGGCATCTACGTCCCTTACAACCAGTTTCAGAGCCGGGTTGACCAGACGGCTGCGGCCATCGACCAAGCCTACGCAATCCGGTTGGAGGTCACCGACTTTGTGAATGGTATATCCATCACGGGGGTGAACAACACGCGCATAACCTTCTCCGAGCCGGGGATGTATAATGTGGCGTACAGCCTTCAGTTCAAAAACACGGTCAACGACCTTGAGACCATCGACATATGGTTGCGGTACAAGGGTGTAGACATACCCGACACGAACACCCGTTTTGCCATCCCCCCTCGTAAATCGACGGGCGACCCATCCTTCTTGGTTGCCGTCACGCCGCTCATGCTGACTGTGGCTGCGGTTAACGACTACATCGAGATCATGTGGCGGGTATCGAACGTCAACGTGATACTGGAGCATCTCCCCGCAGTGGCTGCTGTTCCGGGTGTAACGCCTGCTATCCCGGCCACCCCCTCGGCTATTGTCGAGGCGTTTTTTGTGTCGAAGGCAGTCTAGTTTTTTGGGTACTACTTGCTATGGAACTTGTGTATACACTCGTAGCAGTTGGCAAATGATAACCTCGGTCTAAGGTCAGCCATGCAAAACAACCAGCTAATGCCCGCGCAGCCTCAATTGGGCACACCTATCCCCGGAACGACGGGTGGCCTCCCGGCACAGGGGGGTCTTTCTGTTTTTGCCAGCCCGATGGCGCAGCAACTGCAGAGCCTTGGACGCGGCGACGACAAGATGCTCGTCCACATGACCCCGAACGAGGTGAACAGCCTGCAGGGTCTGGCTATGGCAACGGGGGGTTCGCTGACCATTAACCCTCATACCGGCCTCCCCGAAGCGGGCTGGCTGGGCAAGCTGCTGCCGACGATCCTTGGTGTTCTCGGCGCGGCAGTGGGTATCCCCACGTGGGCCATCGGCCTTGGCGGCACTGCTGTTGGTACTGCGGTGACCGGCGATCTTAGCAAGGGGCTTATGGCTGGCCTCGGTGCTTATGGTGGTGCCGGTCTGGGTAACGCCGTTGGTCTGGGCGGTTCTCTGTCAAAGAATGCGTTCGGTCTATTGGGCGAGAAGGCTGCTACCGACGCCGCTACCAATGCTGCGGTCAACGCTGCCTCCAATGCTCCGGTTCCTCCGGCTACCCCGCCGGTTGCCCCGCCCCCTGTCGCTACCCCGCCTGTCGCTGCCCCACCTGCAGGTGCGCCGGGGTTGGCCGCTCCCGGACCGAGCGCGAAGTTTATGGAGGCATTTGCAGACATCGCACCTCCACCTCCGGTGTCCGCAGGTGCTGCTCCCAGTCTGGCCCAAAGCCTTACCGAAGCACAGACCGAACAGCTTCTCATGGGCATGCCGGGACCGCCTGTTGATCTCGTTCCTGAGGTACTGGGGGGAACCGCCACCGCTTCGACGTTTGCTCCTACCGCCGCAGGTCTTGCGGAGAGTACCGCAGCTAACGCCGCAAAGCCGGGCTTCCTCGGCGCGTTCAAGAATGCGACCAACATCAAGGGTACCGGCAATATCGGCGCTATCGCTGGTGGTCTCGGCGTTCTTAACAATATAAGCGAAGCCTTTGCTCCCAAACTCCCGAAGTACGAGGAAGAGGAGCCGTATAAGTACGAAGGTCCGTATGTCCCGGTTCCGCGCACGGTGCGGATGCCGACTACCCCGGCGCGTGAGCGTGGCGGTCGTGAACACCTCTTCTTCGACAACCTGAACCCGGTCCCCGGCTACGTACCGTACAAGTCGCTGGGCATGGCCGAAGGGGGTAGGGTCCCCGCGCAGCGTCCGCGCATGGAGCGTAATTTTGGCTTCCGGTCGCAGGGTAATGCGATGATGCCTGCCCCGCAGGGTATGGGTAACATGCCGGGCGGTCTCAAGGGCGGCGCAATGATGCCTGCCCCGCAGGGTATGGGTAACATGCCGGGTGGTCTCAAGGGCGGCGCGCTCCAGCAACTGATGGCGCAGCGGAGTATGGGCGGCATGCCGCAAGGTGCTATGCCTCCCCAGCGTATGATGCCTTCTCCGATGATGCGTGGGCGCGAGCGTGACCACGGCTTCCGAACCATGCCTGCCGCTCCCGTCGCTTCGGTACTGCCGCAGTCGATGGACGCTCCGTCGGTAATGATGCCGCAGCAGATGATGCCGCAGCGTATGATGCCGCAGCCGGTACCCGCAACGATGCCGCCGCAGATGATGCCGCAGCCGGTACCCGCAACGATGCCGCCGCAGATGATGCCGCAGCCGGTACCCGCAATGATGCCGCCTCCGGCCCCTTCCAGCCCTCGCTTGGCTATGGATTTCGCTCCGGCGCTGTCGAACAACATGGGCTTCGCTCAGATCGAAATGCCCGGCATGAACCGTGGCGGCGAAGTGCCGTTGTCGGATGGAGCCTTTGTGCTGGATGCGCGCACGGTGTCGGAGATCGGCAACGGTAGCAGCAACGCTGGTAAGGAAGCCCTCGCTCGCATTGGTGGTCGTCCGATTGAAGGCCCCGGCGATGGGGTAAGTGATAGTGTCCCGGCCCGGATCGGTCGTGACCAGCCTGCCCGCGTGGCCCGCGATGAGGTGGTTGTACCGGCTGACGTCGTGCGCCGCATCGGCAAGGGCAGCCCCAAGCGCGGTGCCGACAAGCTCTACGACCTGATGAAGAAGGCGCACAAGGCGCGTAAGAAGGCCAAGCGTGGGCAGGATACCAAGCTGCGGAAGGGCCTTGCATGAGCGAAGCCATTGCCAGCTACGTCCCGACCGAACACGTGCAGAACGTGTGGCCCCGCATCCGGGGCTACATCGCTAATGCCACGAAACACACCTATGGCCGCTACGAGCCGGAGGATGTGCTGGACCTGCTCTTCTTCCACAACCACCAGTTGTGGATCGCGATTGATGGTGAAGAAATCATCGGCTGCATCGTCACGACCGTCATGGATTATCCGCGCAAAAGGGTCCTTAGCTGTCCTTTCGTAACAGGAGAGGACTTTAGTCGCTGGAAGTACCCCATGCTACGGTTGCTCCGGCAGTGGGCAACTGATAACAAGTGCGAGGTATTAGAAAGCACCGCTCGCCTCGGTTGGTCGCGCATCTTCAAAGACGACGGCTATACGGCGATGTGGCAGTCTTTTGAGCTTCCTGTGGACGACGCAGGAACGGGGGTAGATAATGGGTAAGAGCAGCAGTCAGCCCACACAGCAGAATGTTAAGACGGAAACGTCTAACCTTCCCGAATACGCTCGTCCGTATTTCACCAACATCATGGAGCGGGCGCAGGCGGAAAGCTATCGCCCCTACACCCCGTACGATGCTGATCGGATCGCGGGGTTCAACCAGAACCAGTTGCAGACCCAGCAGGATATTATGGGGTTGCAGACCCCCGGCCAGTTCGGACAGGCTACCGACTTTCTTACCGCTGCTGGTATGGGCACTGCTGCTGCCTCGCAGTATGCGCCGGGCCAGTTCAACGCCCAGCAGGTCGGCCTCCCGAGCCTGAACAACTTCACCATGCAGGGGCCGGGCAACGTCTACGCCCAGCAGTACAACACCCCCAGCATGACCGCTTCGCAGACGGACTTCCGTCCCGACCTGCAGGCATACTTGATGGGCGGCACGCGGGATGTGAATGCCAATGCTGTCGGTGCGACCGATATGCAGGGTGCCCAGTCGAGCTACGCTCCGAACCTGCAAGCGTTCCAAATGGGCAACGCCCGCGATGTGGCGGCACAGAGTGTCTTCGGCCCGCAGATGGCTGCGGCGCAGACGGGCTATCGCCCGGACCTGCAGACCTTCCAGATGGCTCCGACCGAGCGCGTTAGCGGGATCAACGTCAACGCACCGCTGATGGACGCTGCCCAGACCTCCTACGGTTCGGGTCCGCTTGAGCAGTTCCGCATGGATGCCCCCGAGATGTTCGGTGGTGTGCAGGCCGAGCGGTACATGTCGCCGTACATGCAGAAGGTCCTCGACGTCCAAAAGCGTGAAGCCATTTCGGACGCCAAGAAGGCCCAGATCAACCAAGACCTCGGCGCTGCGCGGCAGGGCACCTACGGCGGCTCGCGCCAGCTTCTTGCTGCGATGGAGCGCGAGAAGGCCCTTGGCCAGCAGCTTGGTGACATTCAGGCTCGTGGCCTGCAGGCGGCGTACGAGAGCGCCCAGCAGCAGTTCGAGCGTGATCGTGGCGCTGGTATGCAGGCCGGGCAGCAGAACCTGCAGGCGGCACTCCAGCAGCAACAGCTTGGGGTTAGCACGGGGCTGCAGGCGGCACTGGCCAACCTGTCGAACGCCCAGCAGGCTAACGTCAACAACCAAGCGATGCAGTTCCAAGCGCAGGGTATGAGCGCCGAGAACGCCATGCGCGCCGCGCTGGCCAACCAGCAGACTGGCCTCCAGACCGGACAGCAGAACCTGCAAGCCCAGCTTGGGGTGCAGGAGCTTGGCGCGCAGCAGGCCATGCAGACGGCGATGGCCAACCTGTCGAACGAGCAGCAGGCCCGCGTGAACAACCAGTCGATGGAGTTCCAAGCGCAGGGCATGAACGCCGAGCAGGCGATGCGCGCTGCGCTGGCCAATCAGGGCGTGGACGTCACCCGCCTGCAGGCCAACCTCCAGTCGCAGCTTGGGACGCAGGAACTGGGCGCACAGCAGAACCTGCAGGTCGCCATGCAGAACCTGTCGAACGAACAGCAGGCGCGGGTCAACAACCAAGCGCAGGCGTTCCAAGCACAGGGGATGAACGCGGAGAACGCGCTTCGTGCCGCCCTTGCCAATCAGGGTGTGGACGTCACGCGGGCACAGGCCAATCAGCAGGCGCAGCTTGGGGTGCAGCAGCTTGGCTCCCAGCAGGGGCTGCAGGCGGCGCTGGCCAACCTTGATGCCCGGTCGCAGGCTAACGTCCAGAACCTCGCTGCCCAGTTGCAGACGCAAGGTCTCAACTCCGAGCAGGCGCTGCGCGCCGCGCTGGCCAATCAGCAGATGGGCTACAACGTCAACAACGCGAACCTGCAGTCGTTGCTCCAGACCCAACAGCTTGGGGCGCAAACGGGCCTGCAGGCCCTCCTTGCCAACCAGCAAGCCAACCTCGAAGCGCAGCGGTTGGGTGAGCAGTCGCGCCAGTTCGGTGCACAGAACTACCTCGCCGGGATGGGCCAGCTTGGCCAGTTCGGTCAGACGCTCACCAATCTTGGTCAGGCACGGCAGAACGCGGACATCCAGCGGCTTGGGTTCCAGCAGGGTGTCGGTGCCGAACAGCAGGGTCTCGAACAGCGGTACCTCGATACCGACTACGCCGACTTCCTGCGTCAGCGCGACTACGACATGGAGCGGCTGGGGTACTTCTCGAACCTCATGCGCGGCATCCCGGTCGGTCTGTCGAGTACGACAACTTCTTATGCCCCGCCGCCGTCGATGCTCTCGCAGGTGGCTGGTGCCGGTCTCGGCGCAGCGGGTCTCTACAACATGTACAGGGGCGGGTAATCCATGCTGGACCTTGACTACAAGGAAGTCGCAGAGAAGTACGGCGGCAACAAGCAGAAGATCGCGCAGGCGGCTGCACTCGGTGCGCTCGGCCCGGAAGGTCCGCTGCTCGCCGTCACGGCTGGCATGTACATCGACCGCATGCGCGCAGCGCAGATGCAGGAGCAGGTTCCTCAACAGACGGTAGCAGAGCAGGTGCTGGCACCCCCGGCACCCGTCCCCCCGCAGATGCCGCAGGGCGGTCTCGGTGCGCCCGGCATGGCTCCTCCGCTTCCCCAAGGTGCACCCCCAATGGGTGCGCCTCCGGCCCCCGCCCCGGCTCAACCCCCGATGGGGATGGCCGAAGGTGGCTTCCTACCTCCCTATGCTTCGGGTGGACTTACCGATCTCCCACTCCCGGACGGTATGTTCGACGAACCCGGCAACGGTGGGTTTAGTGATGGCTACGCGGGCGGGGGCCTTGTGGCGTTTGCGTCCGCTGGTCCGGTCGAAGAGGAAGACATTTCGGAGACCTTCTACGGGTACAACTACAAAGACCCGCTGGCGAACCTCGTCATCCGCGACCAACTGTTCGGCACGCCGCAGACCAAGTACGCGGACGAGATGGAGCAGGAGTTCCTGCGTCGTCGCGGTGAGGAGTACAAGAAGACGCAGCGCCGCAAGGACATTGGGCAACTCATGGCCGAAGCCGGGTTCGGTATGATGGCGGGTAACTCACCCTTCGCGCTACAGAACATCGGTGCTGCCGCGCTGCCCGCCATCTCGAACGCTACCGAGCGTGCCCGTGAGCGCCGTGCTGAAGAACGCGAAATCCAAAAGGGCCTTCTGGATATTGAAGCAGGTCGTAACACCGCAGCGGCCCAGCGCGCCACGCAGGCGCTCGAAATGCAGGGTATGGCGGTCAAGGGCTACGAAGCCGAGACCGGACGCAAGTTCGAAAGCGCAGAAAAGCAGAAGGATCGCGACCTGCGGCGCTGGGAAGTCGGCGTCAACGAAGCGGGCGCAAATCGCCGTGCTGCTATGGCTGCTTCCCGTGGGGGTGACGGCGACGGCATGCCCAAGATGAACATGGCTACCGATGATGTGGTCGTGAAGGGGCCGGGTAACCGTGATGTAGTCGTACCGCGCATGCGTGTGACGGCGCGGGGCACCAACCAGTACGGCTATATGTTCCCCGAACTGGGCGATGCGGTTATCAACCCGGCGCATGGCAGCTATGCCATCGGCGTGCGTAATGCGATGCTCTTCGCGCGGCAACGTGGGATCGGGATGGGTGTATCTGACACGGGGCGCTTGCAGTTTGTAGCCCCGGGCGGCAAAACTTTCACGATCACCGACAACAAACTTCGTCGGTTCCACGAAATGGGTGTACGGTACGATCCGGCGAAGTTCGATGGCCAACTTAAACCCATTAAAGAATAGCCGTACGGAGTAACGGATGTCCATCTACGGACCGCGCAAATCCCGAAACAGCTTCTTCGGTTCGAGCGGTGGCAGCAGTGTCATTTTCGCTCCGCGCGGGTATTACGTCGATGAAGATGGGCAGATAAAGCCGGAAAAGCCGCAGCCACCCAAGCCGAAGGAGCCGGACGACAAACCCGCGCTCACGCCTGCGCAAGAAGCTGCCCTCAAGCGGCGTAAGGAAGAGCGTGGGTACATCGGCCAGTTCTTCGACTGGATTACGGGGAACGAGCCGGAAGCTCCCAAGGCGTATAGCCCAAAGGAACTGCGCGCCCGGCAGGGTGAGATTACCGGACAGCGTGACCGACTGCTCAAGCAGGCGGCAGAGTTTGACCGTATGGCCAAACAGGCGGCTACCAGCGGGTATCAGAACCCCAACGCCCCCGACCGCGCTCTAGGCTTTATCCAGCGGGCCGAACGTGCCCGTGCCGAAGCTGCGGCCCTTGGTAACGAACTGCAGTCGATCACCAAGACGGGTGTGGCTGTCCCCAAGGCGAGCATCGTCCGTGAAACGGCGGGGGCACTCCCCCGCGCGGTGACCGCTGTTGCAGGTATCCCCGGTTTCGGCGCGGAACTGCTTGGTAGCGGCATGTCCGCTGTTGGCATACCGGGCGGTAAGACCCTGCAGGAGTTCGGGGTATCGCAGCAGGAAGCAGTCAAAGGGTTTGGCGAGGACGTCTTCGGTGCGCCGAGTGAAGCCCTTGAGTACGACGCAACAGCCCAACTGGCTACGGACGTATCCGGTGGCGTTGGTAGTCTCTTGCCCTTCGCTGCTCCGGCGCGGATCGCCAAGGCTGTTGGGGTAGCCAAGGACCTGCAGGGTGCGCAGCGCGCGGAGGCTATCGCCAAGGCAGCGCGGCCTTATGAGTACGGTCTCGGCATCGGGCAAGGCGGTCAGCAGGGGTCGGAAGACATCCGGGCGTACGAGGCCCGCAGCGGCGAGAAGGTAGGGGATGCTACCCGGTTCGCGGCGCTGCTCCTCAACGCTGGTCTTGGTGCTACCGAAGTAGGTGTTGCCAACCGCATCTTTGAAGGCATTCCGGTCGCCAAGCGCGGTGCCGCACTTGAGGCTGTCACCAACACCATTCGGCGCGGGACGGCAGGCAAGGTCGATCCCACCGAGATCGGGCAGGCTGTTGCCCGTACCCTCACCAACATCGAAAAGACCGCGCCGGGTCGGATCGGCATGCGTGGGGCGGAAGAAGCCCTACAGGAAAGCGGGGTCCAGCTTGGCTCCAACCTGATTGCTCGTGGTCTGTATGACGAGGAGCGCGATCCGTTTGAAGGCGTTGGCCGCGCTGCACTGGTTGGTGGTATCGTCGGTGGCGGGGTCCGTAGCACCACCGAAATCGCCAGCGTGCTGGGTGAGCGTGCTGCTGCCAACCGCCAGAAGGCGGTCGAGATGTCGGCGCAGCGCCCGGTGGCCTCGTTCGAACTGGCGATCCCGAACCGTGAAGACCCGACGCAGGTTGGGCGCGAACGTGTGGACGTCATCGGTGTGCCCGACGCGGAAGGGCTTGTCCCCATTCGCCGTGCCGATGGCACCCTGACCCGCATGACGGTCGATGATCTGAACCGCATGCGTGTGCCGACCGAAGGTGTTGGTGCGGTCCCGATCCCCGAGACCTTCTCCAAGGCTGCAGTCAACGAGCGCCTTACGCTGGCTCTGGGTGAAAACGCCGACATTGACGAAGGGCTGTCCACCTACATTCGCAACGTCAATACGCGCCTCACCAACGCGATGGCGACGACCAACACGGATGAGGTCGAAGGCTTTCTCAAGAAGGAGCAAGGCAAGCTCAAGCGGGCCAAGCTGCCCGAAGAGACCAAGATCGCCCGCATGCTGGTGCTGGACGAGGCCCAGAAGGTCAACAACGAGTACCTTGAGTTTCTGACCGCGCCCCCGCAGGTCGAGACCGCAGCCCCCGCTGCGCAGCCCGACATCGCGCAGGAGATCGCAGAGCAGGCACAGTCGCAGCAGGCCGAGCGTGCGAAGCGCGCCGAAATCCTGCAGCAGACACTCGACGCCCCGGTGGTCGATAAGTTCACCGTGTTCGACGATCTGATGTCGATGCACGGCTTCTCGCCCAACGTCGAAGAGACCACCATCCTGCGCGACTACATGCGCGACCAGTCCGACCGGGAGACTGCAGCAGGACAGGCGAAGGACGCTGCACGGCGCGACATCCAGATCGACCGCATGAACATCGTGGAGCGCGTCCTGTACGACGACCGCATCCCGATGGATGCCAAGATTGACCGCATCAACACCAAGCTGCGGAAGAAGAAGTTCAAGCCGATCAACGCTCGTGAACTGGGCACCGTCTACGGCTATGAGACTGCCGAGGCAGTGTTCGGGTCGGAAGGTGAGTACCAGAAGCGTCTCGACGCCGAGCAGGCGCAGGCCGATGCCGAGCAGGCCAAGTTGGACGCCGAGCAGGCCAAGATCGCCAAGAAGCGCGACATCGCCTTCACACGGATTGTTAAGAACCCGGCGGTCAAGGACAAGTACCGGGCGTTCATCGGTCTGGCCGACAAGAATGGTTGGGACGGTCCCAACGAGCAGGAGATGGCGGTCCTGCGCGGCGATGCCGCCGAAATCGAGAGCCTGATCCCGACGCCGGAAGACAAGCTGGCACAGCGTGAAGGGCGCGCACAGCCCGTTGTCGAGGAGGAAGACCTTAGCTTCTTCTCGCAGCCCGACGAGGACATCACCGAGGAGGACCTTAGCTTCTTCTCACAGCCCGAACCGGAAGAAGTGCCCGAAAACCCGATGGCGGACATCCCGGTGCCGGAGATGCCTGCGCCGGAAGCGCCTGTTGCCGAAGCTCCCGTTGCCGAAGCACCGGTACCAGAAGAAGTTGCACCTGCTGACGTACCCGTAGAAGCCGAAGGCAGCCCGGTCGAAGTGGCAGAGCCGGTACAGCCCGCGCCGCCCCCGCCGAGCGCGACTGATGCGCAGCGTGCCGATGCCGAAGCACTGGCCCAGACGGTGCCGTTGGGTGAGGTGGTGTTCCAAGAGGGCAATACCGGCCTGATCCGCACCAACAACCCCAATAACGGCAAGGTGATGTACCTTCCCTTCCGGGGCGGCGTGCTGGGCAACACCGACATCACTTCCTACAAGGGGCGGCTCTTGTCGCCGGGGGCGAAGGCGCTCCTCACCAGTGAGCGGGACCGGTTGGAGCAGGAAGCCCAAGACCGGCATGCGTCCGAGCCGTTCGTCCAGTACGATGCAGAGGGCATTGCCTTCTCACCCGACATTGATCCGAGGATGCAGGGCATTCTGCGCGGCTGGAAGAAGCTGATCCTACCCGACACGAAGCTGTACTTCTCGACCGTCGAAAACGCCAAAGAGAATACCCGTAACTTTACCGGCGAACATCGCCGGATCGGGATGGCAGCGACGCAGCCGGACATCAGCGGTATCACGCAGCCGATTGGCCCCGGTGAGCATTACGTGCTGTTCCAATCGGGACCGAACGTGTCCAAGACACTCGAAGTCATCGCGCACGAGATGGGGCACATCCACGAGGTTGAAGCCTTCCGGCAAGCTACGCCCGAAGAGCGCAAGGCCATACTGGCAGAATATGAGAAGTGGCTCCTGAGCCAGCGGGGCAAAAAGGCCCGTGACCTCGTGCTGTCTCTCCGCAGCCGCATCGCGGGTCGGAACGTCAAGGGCGCTCTCGACACCCCGGTGGAGCGTGTGCCCGCCTATTGGACCTCATTCAGCGAGTGGTATGCCGACCAGACTGCCCGTTGGGCCGTGTCTGATGCGAAGCCGTTGACGGTCGTTGACAAGTTCTTCTCGCGCCTCGCCCGTGCACTGCACAGCTTCTACAAGGCTGTCCGCGCCCAGCGGTACCTGCCGACCGAGACCTTCAAGAAGTTCATCGAGAAGACCACCACGGACCTCGACCTCACCCCGTTCGAGGTGCAGGAGCAGCAGGAAGAACTGACCTACGAGGACGTCCTCGACGAGATCGAAGGTGCGTTCGCTGCCTACCCCGAAGAAGGCAAGCCGCAGGAGATCGACGAGAGGGCGTACCGGCTGCTCAAGCAGGCGGCAGAGAACAAGCGCGCTTCACCCGAAGACCTGCTGGCGAAGCTGGAGGAGTACAAGGACAAGTTCGCTGCCGAGTACGGGTTCCAGCCCGCCAAGGGCGAAGTCGCTACCGAAGAGCAGCCGATGCAGGCTGCTCGTAATCGGATCGACGCACCGAGCCTCAACCCGGATGAAGATGTGCGCCCAGTGGAGGAAGCCCTGCAGGCGACCCCCGGCACCATCGAGAACCTGTTCCCGGCTAACCTGTCGCGCCCCCGTGTCGAGAGCATCGGCTTCGCCGCCAACACGAAGGAAAAGCTGAAGAAGCTCTACGACAAGCTCGGTCGTGGGATCGACGACAAGTATCGGGACGCGACAAACTACTCCAAGGCGCTGGCGGCATCCTACGGGGTGACCAAGCTGCCCGACGATATGAACGTAGCGCGGAAGTTCGAACTGCTGGAGAGCCGCAAAATCGGCAACCAGATGCGGTTGGAGCATACCTACCTCGCCCCGCTGCGCGACCTGATCGACAAGCTGAACCTCGATCCGCAGGACATCGGCATGTACCTTTGGGCGCGCAGCGCCAAGGGTCGCAACGCCCTAGTCCGTAAGACTTCCGAGGATGTGTTCGACGGTTCCGGTATGACGGACGCCGAGGCTCAAGCTGTTCTCGACCACTATGCCGTCAGCGGGCTTACTCCTAAGCTGCAACAGGTAGCGAAGCTGCACGACAAGCTCGTAGACTACATGCTCAACGAGAAGGTCCGGGCTGGATTGCTGTCGAAGTCGCAGCGCGATGCCCTGCGGAAAGAGCAGCCGTTCTACACCCCGCTCAAGGGGTACGCGCTCGAAGGCGATATGCAGGTGGACGGTGACCCGGATGTCCACTCCGAGAGCGTCCGTGCCGAGGCTCGGAAGAACCGCAAGGGCGTCAAGATACAGGAGTACATCAAGGCTCGTGGGCGTGAGAGCGTCCCGTTCAACCCGCTGTTCAACCTGATGACGGATGCCCAGTTCGCCATTGCCCGGATCGAACGCAACAAGGTGGGTCGTACCTTCCTCGATAACGTGCTGGGTGATCCCGTCTCGCACAAGGATATTGTGAAGGTCTACTCGACCGTAAAGCACCCAGCCACTACGCTGCTATCCACGAATGCGCTGACGGCGATGAACGAGCGCGCCCGCAACGGCGAACTGTTCGTCGTTAAGAAGAATGGGGAGACCTACTTCCTCGACTTCACCCGCACCCCGGCTGGGGTGGCGATGGAGCGCGCTTTTGCCAATATGACGCCGCCGCAACTCCATGCGTTCTTCCAAGGCATCCAGTCGATCAGCAACACCATCAAGTCGTTCAAGACCCGCTACAACCCGGTCTACCTCGGCACCGCTGCGTGGATGCGCGACTTTTCCGAAGCGATCATTACCAATTACGCCGCCAAGGGTATGAAGGGCGGTCCCGGCGAGGGTAAGGCGATTGCCGCCAAGAGTGCACGGTACATTGCTTCGCTCGAAGGTATGGACGTCATTGCTCGGTACCTTGGGGGTACCAAGGAGGCGCGGGCCATCCTCAAGACCGTTACCGCGCCGATGCTGGCGCACCGCTTGCGGGGTAAGGGGCCGGATACTGCGGAAGGAGAACATCTCACGCTGCTCTTCGATCAGTTCCTCGAAGACGGGGGCGCTGTCGGCCACTCCAACATCATGGACGCCGAGACGATGGCCGAAGATACCGTGCGCGACATCAAGCGGTATGCAGAGGCCAAGAAGGGTAACCCGGTTGCGGCAGCGATGGTTGGTGGTCGTGCCCTACTCGATGCAATGGACACCGCTTCCCAAGTCATCGACTTGCAGGCGCGCTTCGCTACCTACCGTGCTGCTATCGAAGCAGGGGTTAGCCGGGATGATGCCGCGTCGCTGGCGCTGGATAGCTCGCTCAACCTCACCCGGCGCGGCGAATGGGCACCGTTCCTCGACATGTGGTTCTTCTTCCTTAGCCCGTCGAAGGAGGGTGCGCGCAAGCTGATTAACCAAGGCCGGTATGGTACGCTTGCCCGTAAGCTGTTCACCAAGACCGTTGTGATGGGTGGGCTGCTCTACCTGTTCAATCGCTTCGTCATGGGTGGTGACGATGACGAGGATGGTCGTCCGAACATCTTGGACGTCAACAACGCGACTGCCCAGTCACGGATCGTCTTGCGCTACGGCGAGAAGACCAACGACTACGTGACTATCCCGGTGGCGTTCAGCATGGCCTACTTCAACTATGTCGGCGGGCAGATCACCGCTGCCTCTATCGGGGACATCAGTGCGACCGAAGCGGGCACCAACATCATGAGCGCCTTCATCAACATGGCTTCTCCGATCAAGGCCGATAGCGGCGAGGGTGCGCCTACCACACTAGCAGAACTGGCCCCCGACCCCATCCAACCGTTCGCGGACCTTATCGCCAACCGTAACTTCTTCGGCTCCCCGATCTACACCAAGCAGGGTTATCAGACGACCCCCCGGTCGGAACTGGGGCGCGAGGACACCGGGGCGGGCTGGAAGATGATTGCGCGGGGGTTGAACGCAGCGCGGGGCGGCACCTCCTCTACTTCGGGCTGGCTCGATCTGCAGCCGGAGCAGTACCGATACATCACCGAGCAGTACCTTGGCGGTCTTTATGGGGTGGGCCGCGATGCGGTGAACCTCGCAACTACCGAAGGCCGTGAGGGGCAGACCCTCACCCAGCGCCTGCCGTTCGTGAAGTCGTTCGTGGGTAAGGGCGGCGAGTTCGCCCCGATGAACCAGTACTACAAGAACACCAACAAGAGCTTCGGTCTCACCAGCAAGCCCGACATGGACGAGTTGTACGCCATCTATAACGACGAGGATTTCGACGAGGCGACTTGGGCCGAACTGGAGGAGAAATACCCCCTGCAGACCGACGAGCGCATCATCGACGCCTACAACGTTGCATCGAGCGAACTCAAGGCACTGCGGCGGGATTATCAGGACGGTCTCTACGAGAGCAGGGAGGAGTACTACGCCGACACCAACGAGGTGTACAAGGCGTTCAACCGCCTCTTCAACGAGGTCAAGAAGGAGCGCAGGGAGGGCGAATAAAAAACGGCCCCCGGTGGTGCAGACCGAGGGCCGTTTGGTTCTATGACCAAGGAAGGAGCAAACTTCCAAGCCTGTTCATACTCGTTCGCGCCAAATACGTAAACCCCTAATCCCGTCCTGCAGCACCACCTTCGTCAATATCTTGATACGGAGGCGCTTGGTGACCCCAACCACTTGTGCTTTGGCGCGCACGGGGTCGAGGCACGGGATGAAGATCGACGTACCGGGACGGAAGTTCCGCCAGTTGACCTCGTACTTAACTCCCTCCACCAGCATCGGCTTCGTCCGCACTCGGTGCCGCTTCGTCGGTCACACCCACGATCTCGCCCATGTCGAGGAACCCACCAGCCGAAGTGTCGAACACGAGGCAGTAGACACCGGGGGTGACCACCTTCATGCCCTTCGACAGCCGCTTCACGACCGTGCCGAGGAACACGCCGTTCTTCTTCAATGCTTCCAGCGTCTCTTTGTAGTTCACCTGCGTCGAGGCGCAGTCCTGCTTGAACGGCTTCGCGGCGATGAACAGCTTCTTGGTGTCCGGCTCGTAGCGGATCAGCAGTTCGCCCTTCGGCTCCATCTTCGGCAGCAGTGCCATGTTGGTCCGCAGGTCCGCGTTGTCGTCCACCACGAGGACGTTCTGCATGTGCCGGTTCAGGTAGTCACCGATGATGCTGGCGGTGTCGGTAACCGGGGGCTTCACATCTTCGCGCAGCGCGAGGATCAGCTTGGTCGCCCACTCGTAGATGCGCTGCATGTCCCAGTTCATGATCTTGAGGTACTTGGTCGCGATCAGTCCGCCCGTGATGTTGGACGCCACCAGTGCCGACCAGAAGCGTTCGCGCTGGGTCAGCTTGAGTTCGCGGTCGATCTTGGCTTGGATCGAGCGGGCGGTGGCCTCTGCCTCTTCTTTGTTACGTACAAGCCAGTCAGCATAGATCGCCCCGGCATGGCCGTAGTTTTCCATCAACTGGTGGTCGAACATGCTCTTCGCCACGTTGACGTCGAGGACATCCGTGTAGTCGATCTTGTACTCGACCATGCGCATCATCTCGCCATCGGGGGTGGTCTTCGGCCCGGTCAGCTTCTCGTAGAACGAGGCGTTCGACGACATGAGGGAGATGGTCTGCCACTTGGTGTTGTTGGCCCGCAGCCTGTTGCCGCTGGCCTCCATGCGGTCCTTCCCCTTGCCGTTCGACATGGCGTAGATCAGGTCCGAGAAAGCGATGCCCGACATGTTGGTGATCTCGTCCACGCAGTAGGGCAGGTTGTTGTGGATGCCCAGCTTGAGGATACGAGCGTTGTCGGTGTCCTTCTGTGTCGAGCAAAGGTCGCGGGGGTGGCCCCAGACCGAGTTGCACATGTGCAGGATGGTGGTCTTGCCGGTACCCGAGTGGGGGTGGATCACGTTGATCGCGGCACCCGACTGGCCGGTGAACTTGAGCAGGGGTGCACCGAAGGCGGTCAGCGCAGCGAACGCATGGGCTTCCAACCCCGGTGTGCCGTAGAGGTTGAAGACCTCCTGCCATTTCTTGTAGTCGCCCACCGCGCCCATGTGTTCCGCGATGGCTTCGGTGACCGACGAGGGCGGGCTGTAGAACACGCCATCTGCCGTGATCTCCCTATCCCCGATGATGAACTTGCTGTCGTTGTCCGCCCAGCCAAATTGGGTCCGCATGAGTTCCGCCTTTCCTTCTTCCTGTAATACGTTCGTTGCTGCGATGATGTACTCGTGAATGAGGTCGTACTGCTTGAGGCTGCACAGGACGTCTTCGCCCGACAACGCCTTCCGCAGTTCGCCCTTGTCGCTTAGTTTGGTCTGGGGGATGGTGAACTCCCGGATGCCATCGTTCGGGGTGTGCAGCCGCATGACCACCACGCCCTTCTCGACCGGATCACGCATGCGCTTCACCACGTAGAGGTGCCGAGGGTACACAAACAGCGGTGCTGCTTCCTCGTCCTCGTCGCCGCCCTTCTTGATCGGCTTGCGCCAGATGCCGCCCTTCTCGCCCCAGTAGAAGGGATGCGGGTACGGTGGTATCTCCACCACCTCGATCTCGCCGGTCTCCTCGTTGACGAACTGCGCCTTGGCGTACTCGTCCTCGTTCGCTGCCTTGACCTCCATGCCCAGCACGATGGGGTTCTTGATCTTCCCGAAGTGCGGGCATGACGCACACAGGCCGGGGTTGTTGCGGTCGAAGGTCGCGCAGTTGTGCGGTCCCTCGATGTGAGCGATCTTCTGGACCGTCTTGTTCGGGTCGTAGTCGGGGTGCCCCTCCGACAGCTTGTGGATCGCCTTGTCCCTATCGGAGCAGAACTTGGCCACCGAGAGCGCGTCGAACCAGCGGCCTTCCGACAGGCTGTCCCGGTTCTGGTAGCAGTCGAGAAGCTGCGCGCACCCGTCACCCTTGGCCGACCGCCGCATGATCTTGGCGAAGGACTTGCTCATGCTGTCCTGCATCAGCCTGCCCAGCGCGGTGATGCGCCCACTCGGTGCGAACGGGATGGCGGCAGGTTGGGCCTTCACCCCGAGGATGCCGACCAGAGTGGAAAAGTCTGTGGGCTTTCCTACAGCTACTACCGATACTTGCGTAGGAGGAGTGTCTTTGAAGTTGAGTGTACCGGGAATGCGCAGGATGCGCGCCGTTTCGAAGACCACCGGGTCCACGTAGAGGTCGTGCGTCATGCACAGGTCGCGCAACCTTGCTGCCACCGGCTCCCACTGTTCCGGCGTGACATCGCCCGTCAACGGCCAGTACACATGCAGGCCGCGCCCCGAGTTGACGATGGTCGGTCTCGGCAGGCCGATGTGGGTGCAGAACGTCTTGAGCGCGGTTAGGCCCGTAGCTTGGTCGATGTAGCCGCCCGGTCGCCCGGTCTTCTCGTTCACCGCTGCTTTGGTCGGGCCGCAGTCAATATCTAGCCAGAACGCCTTGAGCGCCAGCACGTTGCTCTTCTTCCGGCTGCTGTCGTCCTTGTACTTGGCGACACCGAAAAACACGTTCCACCCGCCCTGCACCAGACGGGAGGAGAGAGCGTCAAGTTCTGCGCGGGTCTCCACGAGATGTTGTTGACGCTGAACATTTGCACCGGCCCCTTTGATACCGACCACTGCATACCACCCACCGGCTGGCTGCACTGTATCTAAGAGGTCAAAATTGGTCATAGCCCCCAATGGCAGGGCGTTACCCCCGCTTCCTTTGTTCTTGGTTGTGCGACCTCGCCTTAGCTAAGGGACGCGATGTAGCGTTCGATCCTACCGGTCAGGTTAGGACTGGGGTTCGATGTCCCCCGGAACCAGTTGTAGACCGTCTGCCGCGACACACCCATCTGACCCGCAACCACGGAGGCGGGGACATCATGCTTGATGCACACCCGCCCCAACTGGACACCCAGCAGCTTGCCGGATGCCCTGCGGTTGAGATCACGAAGGCGAAGGCTGTAGCCTTGGCTCACCAGTTTACCCCTCGTCGTCGCTGCCCCACTCGTCGATGATCGACGCGAGGTTACCCTTGGCTTCCACGGTGGCTTCCGGCTTTGCCTTGGCCGGGCGCACGGTCGGCTGGTCGATCTCTTCGAACTCGGCTTCCTCGATCTTGGCCGGGGCCTCTTCCTCGTCGTCCGGCTCGTCCGAACGGCTAACAGTGTTAGCGGCGGGGGCTTCGGCCTTGGGCTTCGCGGTCACACCGTCTGCTTGCGCAACGGTAAGCTGCACGTACTTCTTGGTGTCCGGGTCGTTCTGTGCCGCGACAACCAGTTCGTACTCGGCATCGTCGATCCCGCGCAGCGGGGTGAACAGCAGTTCCATGCTGTCGGCGTTGAGGTCGTAGCTGATGTTGGTCACCACGGTGTCCGGGCTTTCGCCGTTGGCCAGTAGGTACTTCACATAGCTTTCGAACGGATGGACGTTGCCGGTGCCCTTGCCGAACAGGCTCTTGGCGGGCACGTTGAACTGGTAGACCTCGCCGGTCGGGTCACCCTCGACCAGCACGGCAATGCGGCGCTGGAAGCGGCATGCACGGCCACCGTTGGCCCCGGACCCCTTGATGTTCTGCTTGCAGTCGGCGCAGTTCTTGGCCTGCGCGTTCGGCACATTGGCCTCCGGCTTGTCGCCAAGGTTCGACCAGCAGTCGGGCAGGGTCGGCTTCGCGTTGGGATCGTAGGCACCAGCGTAGAAGGTGCGGCTGACCTTGGGCAGTGCATCGACGATGATGACGTTCAGTTCACCGCGCACGGCGTTGCCGATCTGCTCACCGTTGACGATCCGCTTGAAGGTGCCGTTGGTGTTGGTGGCGATGCGGCGCATGGTCGTGGCCGAAGCCAGCGACTGCCCCAGCGCCGTTGCACCGCGCCGCGTAGCGGTAGAGACCGCATTGCTCTGTTTGAAGATGGTAAGATTGCTCATTATCGTGGTCCTTACTTGCCGGTTGGTTTGCGAACGGTGACCGCATACTTGCGATCACACTGGAGGCCCGCCGGGAACGCCTCGGGGTTCTCCTCCAAAAACTGCTTCATGTTCCCATTGTGGATGCGCTGCTCCAGAAGGAAGGGCGCATCGTTCTCTCGAATGAACTTGTAGAGCGTATCCCAGTCGGTCGTCCAGTACCGCTGCGTTACCCTACGGGTGATGGTGCCGTGCTTCGTCTTGATGCTGTCGGCGCTGTTGCGGTTGCAGGCTTCGAGCAGGGCGTTACCCACTGCGTCAAGCTGCTCCTTCAACGTGCCGACCTCGGCTTTGAATGCCTCCTCGCGGGTCTCGATGGTCTCGCGGATGCGCCGGTAGACGCGCACGAGTTCATCGACGGGGAGTTCTACGGGTGCTGTACTCATGTTTGCTCCTTTCGGTATCCTGACACTAACTTAACATTTTACAGTGTCAAGTACCAGAAGCAATTATCTGTCGGTAGAGGTCGATAATTTTTTCGTGGTTGGTGATGTTCGACTGGAGCATATGGTAGAGCTTTGCCTCTACGTCGCTACCCCGAATGTGGATGATCGACATCGCGTTCTTCTGCCCCGGTCGGTTGATCCGGGCGTTCGCCTGTAGGTAGGTCTCCACGCTCGTCACCGGGGCGTACCAGATGATTGTGTCTGCTGCCGTAAGGGTAAGGCCATGCGATGCCGCTTGCGGCTGGATCAGCAGCACGTGCGGGTCTTTCTTGGTCTGGAACTCGGTGACAATCTCACCGCGCCGATGCACCGGTACCTTGCCGTTGATGACGTCGCACGAGATGCCCTCCTTCTCCAGCTTGGCGCGCAGTAGTTCGATGGTGTGGGTGAAGGGCACGAACACCAGCACCTTGTTGCTGGCCTCCTCGATGACCTCCAGCACCACGTTGAGCCGGTTGCTGACGTCGAACTCGATGACCGCGCCATCGTCCGAATAGACCGCACCCCCGCTGATCTGGAGCAGCTTGTTCAGCTTCGTCGCTGCGTTGACCGCGCTGACCTCTTCGCCACCGGCCTCGAACAGCATCTCGCTCTTGAGCATACGGTAGTAGGCCATCTGCTGCTTGGTCAGCGGCGCTTCGCGCTCGGAGTGCGTGACCTCGGGTAGATCGAGGCAGTCCTTCTTCTCGAACCGGATCGCCGGTTGCAGCACCTTGTGGACGGTCTGCTCGGCGTTCGGGCGCGGTGCCCATTTGAACTGGGTCACCTTGAACATCACGCTGTCGCGGAAGTGGGTGAAGTACTTCGGGCAGTTGGGGTTGACCAGCTTCGCCAGACCAAACGCGTCCACCGGGCTTTGTGCTGCTGGCGTACCAGTAAGCATCCATAGGCGCGGGTCGGTAGCCTGCACGATGCGGTTCAGCACCTTCCAGCGGTTGGTGGTGGGGTTCTTGTAGGCGTTGGCCTCGTCCACCACGATCAGGTCGAAGCCCCCGTTGATGATCTCGTCCTCGACCACGGCCAGCCCGTCGAAGTTGATCGCGACGAACTCGGAGCCTGCGGCGATGATCTTGGCCCGCTGCTTGGCGGTCCCGTGTGCCACGCTGCACGAGCGGTGCATGGCGAACTTGAACAGGTCCTGCCGCCACGCGCTGTCCATAATAGACAAGGGGCAAAGGATCAGGACGCGCTTCACTTCGCCGCGCTTCATCAGGTAGTCCGCTGCCCAGATCACACTGGCGGTCTTGCCGGTGCCCTGCTCGTTGAAGCAGAACGCCCGGTCGTGCAGCGTGAGGAAGGAGGCGGTGGTCTTCTGGTGTTCGAACGGCGTGAGCCGCCCGGTCCACTGGTAGTCGCGCAGGATGGGTGAGGGCACGTTGGGTGCCTTCATCGCCGCCAGCATCCGGGCTTCCTTCATCCCCCAGTGGATCGCCACCTTGGAGATGCCCTTGTGGGTCTCCAGCACCCGCGACTTCTTGATCTGGCTGGTGATCGGGTTGGGGTTGGGTGTCCTGACGAGTAGCACCTTATCGTCAATGATCTGCATCACTTCTTCCTTTTGCGTTCCCGGCTGCTCAACTCGGAAACGAGGTTCCTCTTGCTATCCCGCTTGAACGAGCGGTTGGCCGATGCGCTCTCGACGCGCAGCCCGTCCTTGATCGAGCCGCCCTTGTCGATGGCCTTCACATGGGCAACGTCCTTGCCATCCCCCTTACGGACCTTCCCGGCCTTCATCAGCTTGGCACGGGCAGCGTTGCGCTGCGCCCGCTTCTTGATCTGGTCGGGCTTGCCTTGGTAGGTCTCGTACTCCCGCTTGTAGTTGCGGTCCTTGGGGTCTTTGTATGGCACTACTTCCTCCTCGGCCTGTGGTGTTCACATTGTACCACAGGGCACCAGCCACACAAAGGGCCGGACTTGGCGTTGAACACCCCCGCCTGCATGGCGTCCTCTAGCTGCCCCAACTGGCGGTCGAAGACGCCCATGTACTGCGACAACTCGGTCCGCACGTGCGTCTTCTTCAAGAACTCGTTGCTGACCACATAGGCCAGCCCCGACTTGACCCGCAGGACTTCGGGGAAGTGCACGAACACCGCCCCGGCCATCAGGTCTAGCTGCTTCATGTCGGCGTACTTGGCGTTCTTCCCAGTCTTGTAGTCGATCATGTGGGCGTTCCACCCATCGGTAATCAGCAGATCGACGATGCCCCGGTACCAGACATCCTTGTCGAAGAAGTCGCATGGCTCGAAGCCATCCTCCGTCTTACGGACACCCAGCTTCAACTCGGTGTGCTTGGTGCCGGGGAACTTGGCCAGCGTCTCCACGACAGGCCGCATGATGGCGTACTTGTCGGGGATCGGGGTACCGTGCTTGATGTAATGCTCTGCCGCCTCGTGCGCATCGTTGCCGTAGATCGACGCCTCGTTCCCCTCGTCCTTGACGTCCTTTGCCACCTTGAGGTGGAAGTACTTCTTCGGACACTGGTCGAAGGTCTTGATGCTAGAGTAGGACCAAGCGGTCATCGCACGACACCCTCCAGCCGGTCGGCCACCAGCTTGGCGTAGCCCGCGATGTCGATCCAGCTATCAGCGTAGTCGGGATCACCGTTGATGATGCGCCCGATCTTGTGGAAGATCATGTCGAGGGCTTCCTGCTGGTCTGGCATGAGCGTCTTATCGTGCTGCGTCAGGTACGTGTTCGCCACCCCCTTGAGCATCTGCGTAATCATGGCGTGGGTAAGGAACGGACCATACCGGCTTCCGCGCTCTTCGAGGATTTCGGTTACGTCTGTCGGCTGCTCACTCATCGTCCAGTTCCCCTTCAAGAAACTCACCGAAGGTGGCCAGCGCCTGCGCCATAGCCGTGTCCTTGATACTCATCCCGTTGACGTTCTTGATGGCGTGAACCAGCACATCGGCGCACTCCATCATCTCCTTATAGGTCAACGCATCGAATGCCTCGGCCAAACGCACGAGGCCAGTCTGTACAGCCATGTCTTCCTCCTACTTGCCTAGCCGGATGAAACGACCGCCCGGCCCACGGGTCGTCAGCCTGCGCAGGTCGCGGTCCAGCTTGGCGTTCTCGTCCTTCAAACGGTCGATCACCTTCCCGGTGCGCAGGGTGCCGATGAATATACCGATGCAGGTACCCACGAACATCCCGACGAATGCACTTGTTGGATCAATCATGTTTTTCTCCTCTCCTATATACCCAGCTTCTGCTTGATTGTGCGCAGCATCCCTACGTTCAATGTCTCCCCATTCGTACCGCCCAACCGCAGTTCGCCGTTGGCTTCGATCCGCATGGCCTCTTGACCGCCCGTGCTGATAACTAGCGGCTGCGAAGGAACCGCAGTGCCGACACCCAGCCCCGCGAGGGCGTTCTGCCCCAACCCCATAGCGTCCCGGTACTTCTGCGCTTGTAGGTACGGGTTGGCCTGCGCCGCGTTCTGCGTCTGCATCTGTATCTGCGACAATTGTGCCAAATACCGCTGCTCGTCGGCTTCCTTCCTGCGGCGCTCTTCCTCCCGGCGCTCTTCACCGTTGAGCAGTTCGTCCATCACCTCTTCGTGGATGCGCTGGAAGATTACCTCCTTGGCTTTGTCGTAGATCAGCGTTCGCTCTGCATCGTTCATCAGATGCTCGGCCTGCGCCAACCACGGAGACCAGCGCCCGCCAATCGGTAGCTGCCCGTTCGGGTTGACCGGAAACTCCTCGGGGTGGCTCTCCATGCGCGCTGCCAGCAGCTTGACCACAGGGTGAATGTTATCCGCCATAGCTGGCTCCCATCTTGCTCTCACAGTTAAGGGGTAGGCCGGTGGCCCACTTCGGTTGGATGCGCATGCACTGCTCGACGAACAGGCGGGCATCCTCGGCTTCTTCCACGGGGGCGATACAGCCCACGGCGTCATGCACCGTCATGACCACCTGCAACCGGCGCGCAACCATCAGCATCTGCTCACCGATCACGATCCGGGCGAGGGCTTGGCAGACGTTCTCAACCATCTTGCCCCCATAGATGCGGGTCTTGAGTGTCGCCCGGCCCTTCTTCTGGTCGTACACGTACTCCAGCTTGTAGGTCTCGGGGTTCTCCTCTGCACGCAGGTTCGGGTACTTTAGGTATAGCCCGTTAGGCAGACGGATACCCATCATGTTGATGGACAGCACACCGGGCTTACCTAGTGGGGCGGTCCGTTGCCCGGTCATCGCCGTGATGGCGCGCTGCGCTTCCTTCCACAGTGCCGGGATCATTTCGTACCGTTCGCGGTAAATGGCGATGATGCGTTCGCACTCGGTCAGCGGCAAGTCTTTACCCATCGCCTTCAACTGCGCTTGGAACTTGGGCGCACCCATGCCGTAACCGGCACCAAGGATCGTCGTCTTACCCACGAACCGCTGGTCGTCCGTCACATCGTTGACCTTCACCCCGTAGATGTCGGAGGCCATGATCTTGTACGGGTCGAACTGCATCTCGGCCTTGGGGACGCCAGCGGCGATCTCCTTGTTGTTCTCTTCGAAGAACTGCACGAGGTCGTTCTGCCCGGCCAGCCACGCAAGGGTGCGCGCTTCGATCTGGCTGCTATCGCAGTCGATGAAGGTATACCCATCCGGGGCGAGGATCGCCTGCTTCAAAGGCGACTTGCGGGGCAGGTTCTGGAGGTTCAGCTTGTCGTCCCCACCCCAGCGCCCGGTATGGGCGGCGTAGTAGCGCAGGGGTACCGGCAGGGTGCCTCGATCTGCGATCCCGATGAACCGCTCGGTCCGGGTCTCTTCCAGTGTGGACTTCACCCCCAGCCGGGCCGCGACGATGGCCTGTACCCTCGGGTCCTCGTGGTCGAGCAGTGCCTTGAACCCCTCGTCGGTCTTGCCGAAGGCCCACGTTTCCTTGTTGGTCGCTGCGCTTACCTTGGTAGGAGGAACCACCCCTAACTGTGTTAGGAGCGCGGCCAGCTTGGGGTTGCTCATGAGGTCCGCTTTGTCCGCCGTGATGGCGTCCATCAGCTTGGCCTTCTTCGCCTGCACGTTGGCGAGGTGCGCGGTCAGTACATCCCTGTTCAAGCCCAGCTTCGGCTCGGTGAACATGCGCAGGGTCAGGTCCACCAGACGCAGTTCGACCACCGGGAACCGGGGCAGCATCGCTTGGAACAGCTTGTAGGTCAGCGCCGTGTCGTTGCAGCAGTACTCGCCGTATTTGGATAGTTCCTCGGCAGTGAAGTCGATCCGGCCCTTCCCCAGCGCGTTCAGCACCTCGGTCCCCTTCACGCCCAGTTCGTAGAACTCGGCCATCGCCTTGAGGCTTCCACCTACTTCCGTACCGTGGAGCGCCCGCGCCATCGACAGTGTGTCAGCGATGCGCTTGGGGCGGATGTCGAAGTGCCAGTTGAGGATCGCCATGTCGAACATGGCGTTGTGGGCCAGCCCGATGGAGTTGTCCCAGTCGTACAGCTTGAGGAAGCCGCGCACTTTCTCCTTCGGACCGGAGAACCACTGCGGCTCCCCGTCATCCACCTGCACCGATACCCCGATCACCTCGAACAGTT